CCCGTGATGCCCATTTCCGTCTGGATGACGTGGATCGCCTCGGCGACATCGGCATAGGAAGAGATGTCGTATTTGATGCCGGAGAACTTCTCGGCGTCCGCCAGGAGCCGCTCCATTTCGGATTTTGTGCCGCCGTAGCCCAACTTTAAGTTGTCGAGCATCGTATAATTTTGTTTGGCAAAACCCTGATAAGCGGTTTGGATCGACGAGATATCGCTGCCCATCTTGTTGGCGTTGTCCGCCATATCGGTAATCGCCATATCCGCGACCTTCGCCGCCTTGGCGGTATCGCCGCCCAGGGACTGGATCAGGCTCGCGGAAAACCCCGTGACCGTCTCCATGTACTCGTTCGCGGACAGCCCGGCGGTCTTAAAAGCATTGGCCGCGAAGTCCTGCACAGTGCGCGAAGCGTCCCCAAACAGCGTGTCCACGCCGCCGACAAGCTGCTCGTAGTCGGCGTAGGCCGAGACGACCTCTTTGCCGAGCTTGATGGCGGCTGCCCCGGCAGCGACGCAGACCGCTCCCATCGCCGCGCCGATGCCTTTAAGGATGCCGCCGAGCTTCTCGAATTTGGAGCCGGACTTTTCAGCAGCGTCCCCGGTTTCGTTTAGCTCGTCGCCCAGATCATCCGTAGCTTCAGCAGCTTCGTCCGTTTCCTCGCCCAGATCGTTGAGGGCTTTTTCGTTGTCGGACAGTTCCCGCTCCATGCCGTTGAGCTCGGCCTTGGCGTTGTTAAGCTGAACCGCCCAGTTCTGGGTGCGGCGGTCGTTTTCGCCAAAACTCTCTGCAGCGTTGCGCAGGGCCGCTTCAAGGGTGGAGACTTTCTGCTTCTGCGCTTCAATCGCCTTGTTCAGCACTTCGTTTCGGGAAGTGAGCGCGCCCATTGATTTGTCTTGCTTATCGAACTGGGATGAAACGAGCTTCATCTCCGAGCCGAGCACCTTAAAAGACTGGTTGATGTCGCGGAGGGCGTTCTTGAATTCCTTCTCGCCCTCGACTCCGATTCTGACGCCAATATCGCTAGCCATCAGGCCACACCCTCCTTCCTAGTACAGATCGCTGGGGATAATGTCCTCAATGAACATTTCCCGCTTTGGTTTCGCCAGGCCGAGGAATTGCCGGTGGCATTCCCACAAATCCATCAAAAGTCCGATGGGGGTAAGCCACGTTTCAGCTTCAGTGCGGTTTAAATGCACCGTGCCGTAATACAAAAGCCGGGTAAACAACTCGTCGTCGCTTATCCGGCCTGCGCGTTTTTTGGATTTTCCTCGCTTTCAATGCTGCGGGCCGTGCCCTTGAACATTGCCTCGGTAATTGCTTCTTTATAAGCGGCGAGTTCCAGGGGCGAGGTCAGCAGTTCGACCTCCTCCTCGGCCAGCAATTCCTGCGGCGCGTCTTTGTGTTTCAGGTTGTAAATCAGGATTGACTGGTTCGCCAGGAGCGTTATCAGCCAGATAATCTCATCGAGGGCGAGTTCGAAGTTCTCCGCTTTGAGCAGTTTCTCGCCGAGGTTTTCCAAGCCGCCGTAGCGCCTGGCGATTTCCTTGGTGGCGCGGGTAGTGAGGACAAGCTCATATTCCGCGCCGCCGACGCTGATTGTTGCGCTGCGTTCGTTATCCATGTTTCAGCCCCTCCTTAGCCTTGTGTGAATGCCGGTTCATAGACGCCCGTGTACCAGCCGGTGATGGTGGCCGCCGCCACGTCGGCGTCGTCCTCGTCCGCTTCGGCTTTCCACGGGTGGTTGCCCTTGCCGTCCACCTTGCTGCGGCGAAGCACCGTGCCTTCGATGGAAGGGGTGGAAAAGGTGATCGAGTCGCCCTTGGTGGCGAGGTTGGTGTTCGGGACGCCGAACTTCACGCGGTAAAGCCAGAAGTACCGGTAATGCCCGTTTGATTTCTTTGCCCTAAATCCGATAGCCACGGGCGCGCCGCCGTCTTCGCTTGCGGAGACAAGCACGCCGTTGTCGTCCACGCTTGAGCCGGTCAGTGCCGCCGCGACGCTGCGCCCGATGCCGTCCACGCCGAGGGTCAGTTTCCCGTTCTTGAATTCCTTTACGACCTCGGCGGCGCCGTCGTCCGCGTAGAGCGTCGCTTCCGCGAGTTCCACGGACAGTTCAGCCGAGATTGCTTTGGCGAGCATTATGGGCGTGCCGTAGGTTTCATCGCCGGTTTGCGGCGCTTCGGTGATCGGCGCGTAGTAGAGCCTGTCAAGCCCGATTGTAGCCATATTTCTTTACCTCCATAATTTTTTAGCTGCCTGGCGTACCCAAAATCAGTATTTGGGTAAACGCGATAGTCGTTCCACCGTGGCTCGCGTCCGGCGGATACAGGTCGAGGGGAACTCCTAAGAAATTGGCGAGCGCTATCCCCGTGCTTCCGATATTGAACAGTGTTAAGTCGAACTCATCCGGTTCGGACGCTTTTGCCGCCCGCCCGAAACCGGCCATCACAGTCACCTTGCCGCCTTGGTATAGGGCAAGCTCAGGAAATTCGGCGACCGTCGCGATGTATTGGCCCGGAGCAATCGTCTGTAGCTCAGCCCCAGCGAATTCGCCTTCAATCCAATAGTTGTAGAGCTTGCCGTAAGTTATTCGGCAAAGGCGCAGGCCGGGCAAGAACTCATGCGCCAGGTACGCTGAGACGTGCGGGATGCCCGCCTCTTCAATCGCGGTTACCCGCCCGCTGATTGTTTCCAGTTCCGCCTGGCTGGCAAACCCGGTATGGCCGCTTTCGGGATAGCTAAGATTGTCCAGTTCAGCGTGGTTGTCTGTACCGCCGCTGCCGCCGCTGATCGGCATTTTGGATGTCACTCTTCCATCAGGAAGAACCCATTTCGCGGCCTGCGGCGACGAGGATTCGTACAATTCAATGCTCATGTTTCACCTGCCTCCATTTCATATTGCTTCGCCACGTCAATGGCGAAATGGTGATATCCGCTGTCATCCTCATGCCCGATGTAGCGGCGGTCGGTTACGGTAAAGTCAGCGCCGAGCAGCGCCCGTGTGATCTGCCGTTTTCTCCGCTGGTAGTTGCCCTTGGAGAACAGCGAGAGCCGCGCCTCCGATACATCCATGAGCGGCTTGTTGTCGCCGAACATGGCGAACACGTCCGCCAGCGGCGTTATCACGAGGTATTCGTCGGGCGGCGCACCGCTAAAAACGCCCGTCTCCACAGGGAGAGCGGGCGAAAGCAGCGTGTTCAGCTCTTCTAAAATACTCATACGCCGCCCGCCTCGCTTTCCAGCTTCGCTTTCATCGCCTCAATGGCGGCGTTCTTGCTTTGGCTCTTGGCGGGCTTCATGAACGGCCTGGGCGGCTGGCCGTGCCGCCCGTATTCAAGGACATTGGCGATTTTGGCGTTGGAACCGCCGCCGCTGCGCGGTTCGGCAAAGCCAACCTTCACATCCCAGCCGGAGCCGTCGCGCTTTTGCTTGGCGGGAGACAGGCCCAGCGAACCTTCCAGCTCACCGGTGGAGCGGCTCGGGGTTTTCGTTGCCCGGCCCACCGCCGAGGAGAGGTTGCCTTTGGCCTTGGCAAGCACCACCTCGCCGCCAGCTTCCAGTACCTTGGGAAGAATGGCATCTGTCTTTTCCGCAAGGCGGGAGAGCCGAAGGAGGAAGTCCTCCGGCATTTGGATTTCCACTTTTGCCATCACATCTTGCTCCTTTCGATTTTCTCCGCGAGGGCTTCCACATACATCCCTCGATCCCGCACGTCCTCAGCGCTGACGATGTTGTAGCGCCCGTCCGCGTCGGTGATAAACATCGCGGCGTCGACTTTCAGGCCGGGGATTTTGCGGAACCGGAACAGCGCCGTAACATGCGCGAACGCCGCGCTCCCGATAATCCGCTCCCATCTTGCCGACGTGTTGCGGACTTCCTTGTATGCCCTGACCGTTGCCAGAACCGTGTCCACAGTGGTTGCGAATCCCTCCGCGTCCTTGGCCGGTGCAGAGGAGATAATGTCAATCAGGGTATTCATTTTTCCGAAAGCCATTTACACACCCCACAATCTGTCAAGGCGCAAAAGCGTGTTGACTGTGTTCCAGACCTGCCCGCTCGCCTGTACGCTGTCGGCAAAGAAGCCCGCCGTCGAGCCATCCCTGCTTTCGTAGAAATGGCTCGCCAGCATGATCACCGCCTGCTCCGTGGCAGCCGTCATTTTGCTTCCGCGCTTGGCGTAATGCCGCTCCGGCCTGTGCTGGTAGCTTTCGGCGTAGTTGATGGCGGCGGCGATGAGCCGCAGCAGCAATTCGTCGTCCTGGCCGTGCTGCAGAATCAGGTTGTCCTTGACTTTCGGTAACAGCGCCTTTGGCGTCATCGCCGCCACCCCCTTTCACCAGATTTAGGAGCCTGCGCCCATCTTGAGCAGTTTGATGCCCTCGGCGAGGATGACTTTGCCATCCACCCGCTCGGTGGCGATGAAGCCGACCTGCCCGTTCCCGGCGTAAAGCTCGTTGAGCCGCTGCACCGTGCGCCCCATCCGGTCGGCAATCCAGTAGTTGGAGAAGTCGCCGAACGCGATAGGCAGCGCGTTTGCCGCCACAACCGGGGCATACGGGCTGGTGTTCAGCGGGTAGCCGAGCAGCCGGTCGGGCTGGCCCGCCTGAACGCTGGGCTGCCACAGGTAGGCGCCATTGTTGTCCTTGAGTTTCCGCAGGGCGGATACCGTCACGTCATTCATCAGGAACACGGCGTTCCTGCGGTACGCGGACTTCAGCGAGTAGATGAGGTCAATCACGTTGTCGACAGTGATAGCCGAAGCCGAAGTCGCCGTCACGCCAAGCTGGCCGCCGGCGGCGGTGAAAACACCAGCCGGCTTGCCCGTGCCGTTGCCGACACAGAACGCCTCTTCCTCGGCGACGCCGAACGCCCGCGAAATCTCGGCCGCGAGGTAGGCTTCAATGTCGAACATCGAATCCTGCAGCAGTTCGTTGCTGACCTTCGCCAGGTCGGTCAGCTTGAAGGCGTCAATCGTCTTCTGGGCAAAGGTCGGGTCGCTCTCGGTGTAGGCGGCGTTCTCAGCCGTCCACTGAGCCGTGGAGTGCGTGGCCGCCACCGGGATTTTCCGCTCCGCCGATGTGGTGATGGTCTTGGCAAGGGAACGGAAAACGTTGGCTTCCTCAAGCCCCACGATGATTTGCCGCTCGAATTCCACAGGGACGAGATAGCCGCCGTCAGAGTCCGGCGAAGTGCTAAGCACGTTGTTGATCGGCGGTTTGCCGCGCAGGATGTTGCCGAAGTCCGCTTTGTACTCGTCGCTTGCCCTGCCGGTTTTGGCTTCGGCGGGTTTGGCCGGCGCGCCCAGGATGGGGCTGCTGGTGGGTTTGCCCATTTCGAGGTCATACGCCGCCTGGCGTTCCAGGCGCTCGATTTCTTTGCCGAGGGCGACCATGTCGCCTTCCATTTTTTCGTACTCGGCGGCGGCTTCAGCGGGGACAAGCCCGTCCGCGCCGCGCTTCTGGTCGAGGAACTCCTTGGCGGTGTTCCAGATTTTGTTGCGCTTCTCGCGCAGTTCAAGGATTTGGCTCATTGTCTTTACCTCCATTTTTTTAGTGGGAAATTAAAAAGAGCCGCTTCTCAAGCGACTCTGCGGGGATGCCTTGCGGCACGGGTTCGGGTTCTGGCTGGGTTTTCGGCCTGACTTTGTCAAGCAGGGAGTTGGTTACGGCCCGGCGGGAAAAAGCAAAAGTCGCCTCATCAGCGCCCTTGCGCTTTTCGTCAGCAAGGATGCCGTCGGCGAAGCCCAGCTCAATCGCCTTGTTCGCGTTCATCCACGTCTCCGCGTCCATCCAATGCGAGATTTTCGCCCGCGACTGGCTGGTCTTGATTTGGTAGGCGTTGATGATGCTTTCCTTGACCTCGGAGAGCATGTCGATGGCTTTTTGCATTTCCTCGCTGTCGCCGATGGCGATGGTCAGCGGGTTATGCACCATCATCAGCGCCGTCGGGGCCATCAGCACCGACGTTCCGGCCATAGCGATAACGCTTGCCGCCGAAGCCGCGATGCCGTCAATCTTGACGGTAACGGCGCCCTTGTAGTCCATCAGCATCGCGTAGATTTGGCTTGCCGCCACGCAGTCGCCGCCCGGGCTGTTGAGCCAGATGGTGATGTCGCCCGCGCCGGAGAAGAGCTCGTCGCGGAAAAGCTGCGGCGTGACCTCGTCGCCCCACCACGTCTCATCCGATATCTCCCCGTCAAAGTAAAGGACGCGGCCTTCCTGTTCAGAATCGCGCGCCCAGTTCCAGAATTTCTTGGTTTTGCCCATTAGCTTGAATCCTCCGTTTCTTTTGATTTATACGCCGCGCCCACGTCGGCGAGTTTGACCATGTTGCCGTTGAGAACGTGGACGTTCCCGCCCTCAGCCTCAGTCAGCAGATTCAGATCTTCAAGGCCGCGCACATCGTTGACCGAATAAAAGCCGTTCTGAATGCCGACCGAGTAGCCCTGCATCCTCGAGGCGTAATCACCCCGGAGCAAGCCGTCAAGGTTGAAGCGGATCGATACCGCCGCTTTCTCGCCCGGCAGCAGCAGCGCCTGCGTGAGGGACTGCTCCCAGCGCACCACCCACGGATCGAGGGTGTATTTGACGAACTCAAGGCTCTGCTGCTCAATGTTGCTGAAGCTGCTTTTTTCCAGGTCACCCACCATGTGCGGCGGCACCCGGAATATCCTCGCAATCTCATTGATTTGGAACTTGCGGGTTTCAAGGAACTGCGCCTGCTCAGGCGGGATGCTCATTTGGTGGAACTTTAAGCCCTCCTCAAGCACGGCCACCTTGTGGGCGTTCGCGCCGCCGAACTGGGACTGCCAGCTTTCCCGCAGCCGGTCAGCCTGCTCCGGCTTGATGACGCCGGGGTGTTCCAGCACGCCGCCGGGGTTCGCGCCGTTGGCGAAAAAGGCGGCGCCGTAGTCCTCGGTGGCCAGGGCAAGCCCGACCGCGTTCTTTGCCATCGCTATCGGCGAGTAGCCGATAAGCCCGTCAAAGCCCAGGCCGGGAATATGCAGCACGCTTTCACGCCGCAGCTTCACCTGGCCCTGGTCGCCCTGGTAGGTATAAACCAGTTCGCCATTATCGCCACGGCCCACTGCCATCCTGTCGGGCAGCAGCGGGTAAAGCGCCATCGGGTAGCCGCGCCCGTCCCTGACGACCTGCGCGTAGGCGTTGCCCCACAACAGCAGGTGCGCCATCAGCGTTTCGCGGAACACGAACGAGGTCATTTCAGGATTCGGCTCGTCATGCAACAACCGCTGCAGCGGATGGCCGGTGTATCTCTCCTTGCCGCCGCCCGCTTTGTTGCGGTAGACGTGGAGCGGCAAGCCCGCTACCGACTCAGACAGGATGCGAACGCAGGCATATACCGCCGAGGTCTGCATCGCCGTCCTCTCGTTGACCATTTTTCCCGCCGTGGTGCCGCCGAAGAGGAACGACCAGCCGCCGCGCGAGCGCACGGCCTTGTTGTTCGGTTTATCCCTTGCGTGGAAAAGCCCGCTGAAGATGCCTTTTCTCATATGAAGATCAACCCCCTTTCCGCGTAGACGCTGTCAGTTGACCCGCCGCCGATGGTGGCGCGGGCCAGCCCCATAAGCATCGCCACCGCGCCGTCTATCTTTTCGGTGGACTTTTTCTTGTTGGGCTTGATGTTGCCCGCCGCGTCCTGGTCGACGATGACATTACCCATGTTCCAGTCAAGAACCGGGTGCTTTCCGTGCCGGAGTTTGCCCTCCATCACGAATTGGTAAAAATCCTTTGAGGCCGGGGACATTGACACAAAGCCCTGCCCGAACGGAAACACGGTGAAGCCGCGCTCCAGTCCAAGCTCCTCCAGCTCGCGGCGGATCTTCTCAGCGCCCCAACGGTCATAGGCGATTTCCCTAATCCGGAACCGCTCGGACAGCCTGGCGATAAACGCCACGATGTAGTCGTAGTCCACAACGTTGCCCTCGGTGGTGTTGAAAACGCCCTGCTTCTTCCAGACCGCATAAGGGACGTGGTCGCGGCGGGTCCGCAGGCCAATCACGTCTTCCGGCAGCCAATAATAAGGCAGAACCGTGTATTTCGCATCGCCGCCGGTCGGCGGGAACACCAGCACCAGAGCCGTAAGGTCGCCGGTGCTGGAAAGATCGAGGCCGCAGTAGCAGTCGCGCCCCTCATAATCCTCCCAGTCAATTTCCTCGCCGCAGGCATCCCATTTATCCATCGGCATCCAGCGGATGTCGGCGTTGCACCATTCGTTCAACCGGAACTGCCGGAAGTGCATCTCCTCTGCCGGGTTCTGCTTAGCCTGCTCATACGCCGCCTGCACCGTCTCAAAGGGAATCGTCACCCCAACGGACGGGTTCACCCGCCGCCAGACACGCTCGTCGTTCCAGTCGTCGCCTTCGGCGATGCCGAACACGGCGGGGTAGAACGCTGGGTCGATCTTCGAGCCGTCCAGCACGGCCAGCGCCTTGCAGTGGATTTCATAGCAGATGGACGTTTTATCCCGGCCCGCCGTCGTGATCAGGAAGTAGAGCGGCTGCCGCCTGGCATCGCCGGTGTACTTGGTCATCGTGTCGAATAGCTCGCGGGTCTGCTGGGCGAAGAGCTCGTCGAAAATCAGCCCCGACACGTTAAAGCCCTGCTTGGACTTGGTTTCGCTGGACAGCACCCGGTAGAAGCTGTTGGTGTGGCTGAACACGATCCGCTTCGTGGAAGGGATCAGCTTCGACAGCTTGTTCAGATCGCCGCACTGCTCCACCATCGCCTTGGCGGTGTTGAACACGATGCTGGCCTGGTTGATATCGGCGGCACAGGAGTAGACTTCCGCGCCCGCCTCACCATCAGCGAATAGAAGATACAGGGCGATGGCGGCGGCCAGTTCTGATTTGCCGTTTTTCTTGCCGACCTCCACATATGCGGTGCGGAACTGGCGGTAGCCGTTCTCGTCAACGATGCCGAAAATATCCCGGATAATCTGCTCCTGCCACGGCATAAGACAGAACGGTTTTCCGTACCACTCGCCTGTGGTGTGCTTGAGCATAGAGATGAAATTGACCGCGAAGTCCGCCCGCCGCTCGTCATAGCGCGAGGTCGGCAGCATCAGCGGGGTGGGCTTGTAAACGAACTCGGCCATAGCGGCGTCCTCCTTCCGTGCAAAAATAAAAAGCCTCCTATTGGAAGCCTTGAAAAAACCCATATGTACGAGAGACAACCCCGGATCGAACTTGGAATCTCTCGATAATTGTTTGGCGCTAATTTGCCCCGGCTAACCAAATTCCCGCAGATTGCGCGGCGCCCAGAGAATTAAAGTATGGCGCATTGTGGATTTAGCTTTTCGTTAGCTGGGCCTCTCACCAGCATTTTTAGAAAGCGCCGCAAGTATCCGGTAATTGGCGATAATCCAACAGAGGTACCATTGTTTTACGTGAACAAATCTGTTTCATTTCGCCTGACTGGCATTTCAATTGCTGCTATCGCAGCCATGACCCTTACCGCTTGCAGCGGCGCCGCCAATGCCACCGAGGAACCTTATCTGATTAATTCAGTGGCCGAAGATGGCGCCGATAACACCAATTTAGACATTAGCAGTTCAATCGGCTGGACGCCGGATCAAGAACTGCCGGAACCCGGAACATTTTTCAACCTGCCGGATACATTCGGGCAAGTTCTCACCCATTTAGGCAGTTACGACACTGGCTTCCGCTCAGAAGATGGCGGAGTCGGCGAAATCGTCGTTTTTAACGCTGCCAACCAAAGCATGTACATTGTCAACGAGATTACCCTTTCAATCGACATCGTGAGCTTGGCTGATTTGGCAGCAAACCCAAACAATGAATTGACCCTAACCAAGCGAGTTGATATCGCCGAAATGGGGCAAGCGCATGGCTTTGAGGTATCGGATGTTACCAACGTAGCCATTAACTCCCGGTTGGGTGTAGCCGTTTTATCTGTCCAAAGCGCTCATTGGCAAGATAACGGCACGATTGTCTTCATGGATTTCGACGGCAACTATGTCACGCATGTCCCGGCAGGGGTGCAGCCTGACATGATTGCGGTATCACCTGACGGCAATTTTGTGCTAACGGCAAATGAGGGCGAGCCACGCTCGGCGTTTACCGACGGCGACACCTTCGGGGTATTTTTCGGAGAAGGCTCTCACGGCTCAAATGCCGATACCACTAACGAGTGGGATTTCAGCTATGACCCCAAGGGCGGTGTAACCGTAGTTGACTTGAGCGATATCAGCTCAATTGCAGAACTCCGCAACCTCAGTGAAAACCAAGTAGAACATTTTGACTTCACCGCTTGGGACTCGCGCCTCGAAGAATTGGTATCTAATGAAGTGATTATTAAGGCGGGCAACTTGCCCTCCCGCGATCTGGAGCCTGAGTATATTGTCTTTTCCAGTGATGGCCGCACCGCATTTGTAGTGCTGCAGGAGAATAACGCTATTGCTCATTTTGACCTTGCTTCGCGAGCATTCACCGGCATCTATGGGATTGGCTTCATCGACCACAGCCAGCCAGGCAACGAGATCAACTTAAGCAGCGAACATATCGACATCCGCGCTGAAGCTAACGTGTTTGGCGTTCCGCAGCCTGATGGCATCGCAGCGATTGAAATCAACGGCGTGCAATATATTTTGACCGCCAATGAGGGAGATGGCCGCGAGTGGGATTTCTACGATGGTGACGAAACAGGAGCCGAAAACCGAGCTCGCTACCGCAACTTCCGCCGCACAGAGGTGAATGGCGCACAAGAAGTGGAAAACCTTGTGAATGAGTTGCACTATGTGCTCAATGAACGCCTCGATGATGTCTTTTTGTTTGGCTCCCGCTCTTTCTCAATTATCCGCGCTGATGATAACCACATGGTTTTCGATAGCGGTTCAGATTTTGAGCGTATAACCGCTGAAACGTTCCCAACCATTTTCAATTCCCACCACCGTGAAAACGCATTCGGCACTCGCTCTCCCCGCAAAGGCCCAGAGCCTGAGAGCGTCCAGGCGCTGCAAATCGGCGACAGGTATTTTGCTTTTATCGGCTTGGAGCGAATCGGAGGCCTCATGATGTATGACATCACCAACCCAGCCGAAGCGTTTTTTGTGGATTACTTGAATATCCGCAATCCTCAGATCGATGGCCTTGACGCTGGCGATTTGGGTGCGGAAGGCATATACGCCATTGCTGCGTCCTTGAGCCCCACTGGGCGCCCCATCATCCTTGTGGCAAATGAGGTTTCCGGCAGCATATCAATCATCGAGATTAATGTAGCCGCTCTCGCGTCCGAAAACTAAATCCGTTCATCTGACGATGGTTTATCAAGAAATGTACGGGAGACAGCCCCTACCTTGGGGCTGTGCCTCTCAATGTTTGTTGGATCTAGTTTTTCTTGCTGCGCTCGATCCAGATTGAAGTGATGGGCTTGCGGCCAGCTTCAGTTTCGGCGTAGGCCATGCCGTCCAGGATGAACCCGGCGGAGCAGCCGCAACTGCAGCCTGCCTTGCGGCTAAACGTCATCTTGCGTTCACCCAGCAACTCCGCAACTGCAGCCTGTTCCTTAGCTTCGGCAAGCAGCGCTTTCTTGTTCTTTACCACTTGGCGGTTCAGGCTGTCGTAGAGCTTGTCGACCTCGGGCCGCTGGCCGCGCGGCTTGGGGCCACCGTCGGCGTAGTCGGCCTCGTAAGCGGCGCTGAAATCGACCTCGGCCTCGCCGCCAACGTAAAGGCGAGTCTTGGTGGCTTTCTCATCCCAAGCCCGCGTGTGAACTGTTACCGTGAATTCGCCGCAATTGGCCTTTGCATACCAGGCGCCATTATGGCCTTTGGCAAAAGTGAATGCCTTATTGGTTTCGGTTTGGTTGCTCATCGTAATTACCTTTTCCTTTGCTGTATTGTTTTCCAGTAATTACATGTTCGCTCTAATAAAATGTAATAGCAAGTCAATTCCGCGCTATTACGAGAGATGTGCAGCACTATTATTTTGATATTTTGCATAAAAGAAAAGACTTCCCATTTTGGAAGCCAAATGAAATCTATTTGTACGAGAGACAGCCCCTTGCGGGGTTCTCTCTTTATTGTTTTCGTTTATATTTTCTTCGGCAGGTATTCTTCGGCGTGTTGGCCGTTGCAGCCGAACTGGCAGTCACCGTACCAGCGGCCGTATTTGCTGTTGGCCCAAGTGAACATTTGCCCGTAGGTCAGGCCGCGCCCGATGGCGGTTTCCAAGGCCAACACGTCGGCGTCGGCGACAATCTTGAAATCTTTGTTGCGCCGTTCGCCCAGGTAGCCAAACCCAAGCCAACGTTCATCCTTGCTCAGATCGTCGAAAAACGTCTCCGGATTGGTGTTGTCGTAAGTCAGGATTTCAGCATCGTTGTACATGGCCTCTGATTCCTTACTTCACGTCTTCGTAGGTTGCGCCGAGAGCGTCGAGTTCGGCTTTAAATGCGGCAGCCGCTGCCAGGTCAGCCTCAGTCGGCTGATAAGGAGGCTTAATGTTCTTGTGGTACCAGGCCACCCAAGCGTCCAGCAATTCTTGAATTACCTCCGAAGTGGCACCGGCCTGGTAGAAATCAACCGTTAATTGGCCGATGTTGATTTCGCTGAATTCAATTCCGTCTAGGTTCAACATTTCAATCTTCTCTTTCTTGCTTTTCTTTTGGTAGTAATAGATTCCCTCTAAACCACACTAATAGCAAGCGAATTCCGTATTTATTAGTGCGGTGTAGAACACTAATTGTTAGAAGTCGACAACCGCGCCGTAGGCAGTGAAGTCATCTACGCCAATCCGGCGCAAATCCCAGTAAGCGTCCCGCACGATGGTGTCCAAGTGCCATACGCCAGTTTCTGGTTTGGCGAGTTCGGTAACGGTCTGTTCCTTGCCAGCGGCCTTGAGCGCGGCCTCAACCGGCGCCCACTCGCCGTCGTCCATGAAGAAGGCGGTGTAGGCGTCGATGGCGGCTTGCTGCTTGGCGGTAACCTTAGCGGTTGTTTCGGTGTTCATTGTCGTTTTCCTTTTCGGTTGCTGTTTTTTGGTAGTAATACATTCCCTCTGTTGCCATCTAATAGCAAGCGAATACCGCGCTATTCTTAGAGATGTGTAGCACTATTCCACAATGCCCGTAAGGATAAAGCGTTGATAGGCTTTGCGGTCGGTTTCAATGAAATCCACCAATTCGCAATACATATTGTCAAAAGCCACGCGCTGCACCTCGTTAAGGCTCAGCATATTGCATTTGCCGCTCAATCTGACCTTGTTTATCTGGTCAATTATGGCGTCGGTTATCAACGGCAGTTTCTTGATGACGTCTTCGCCGTAGACCATGCCGAGGCCGGAGCCATTTTGCCAGTTCACGAATATCGTGCCAGCATCGTCGACGTGCTTCACGGTTCCTTGCGTGCCTGGCAGCAATTCTGTGTAGGGATCGCTGGTGGATACGAGTTCGACCCGGGCGCCCGCCGGATAATTTGCCTTTTGGGCGGCTACTTGAGCGCTAGTTGGCCAGTTCATCGCGCACCTCCTCAGAGGCCGTTACGTCGGCGGTGGTGGCCTCAATCTCGCCTGTTTCGGCATCTGCTTCGGCTGGTTTGCCGTACTTCCAGGAGGAGTTGCCATCCAGTTTGGAGAGCAGAATCTTCCGTGCGCTCTTGTACTCATCTCCGATGAATCCGAGGCTGAGGAGGAAGCAGCGCATCGCGTATTTCGGATTCTCAGGCCGCTCGGATTCCTTAGCGACCACGCGCTTTTTCTCAATTGCGGTGGCGCAAAGCCGGGTGACAAGGTGGGCGTAGGCGTTCGCGTGCTCAGCATCCAAATCCCCAGTAAACCAAGGAAACTGCACCGTCTCATTCGTCAACTCAATCGGCAAAGAATCCGCCCCAAGCGCCGCCTTGAGCAGTTCCTCTTTAGCCAGCACCATGCTGGTCAAGTTGTACAGTTTTTCCGGCGTGAAGCCTTTGAGCGGCATCTCGATGGTCATGCTGCCTGGGCCGCTGAATTCCGCTTGGTAGGTGCGGCGTTCGGGTTCGGGTATATCGCTCGCCTGCATCCCGTCCTCGCCGGGATGGTCGCGGCGTTCCTGCCCAAGCCCCAATTCCTCGCGCTCGGTGAGAGCCAAGTCCTCGAAAGCCGGTGCTTCCCCAGCTTCGGTTTCCGGTTCTTCCTCGGCTTCAGCTTCCGGCGCCTCTTGCTCCTCGTTGGCCGCTGCGGAGTTGTCCAGACTGACGTGGTCGGTTTGGTCGGAGCCGCTCTCTTCGGATTCGGCTGCGGGTGCGGGGCGCTCAAATTCGTATCCCGCTTGTTCCAAACCGTCAAAGACCTTGTCCATCGTTTCGCCGTCGGTGCGCTCGTCCCAAATGACGGTGGCGTCCTGGGCGATTGTTATGTTCATAACAACGTAGCTGAACCTGAACCGCTCGCCCTCGATGGTGTTGCCGCCCGCTCCCGCGTAGACCGGCTCGACTCCTACCAGTTCACCGATTTTGTTGGCGAGGTCTTTTCTTTGCTGCCCCTCGGCGTTGATTTTCACTTTGTACATTTTCATGCCCTCCGTTTTCCTTGAATTCCAAAGGCGGGTTTGCCTTTCGGTACACCATTAATCACTCTGAACGGCTGTAATAGCAAGTCAATTACGGATAATAAATGCACCAAATATCAAGGAAAAATCACGCTTTATCCTTGTGTGGATGACACAATGCCGCCGAGGACGAAAACCACGCACGGCAGTGCCACGCCATTGCCCCACATTTTGTATTCGGCGGCATCGGAGTGCGGGGCTTGCAGCCATTTCACTATCTGGTTGCGGGTTTTCGGTTTCGAGGACGTACCTTTAATAATGCGATGGGTTTCCCAGACCTCCGACCAGAAGGCGATATCGTCCTCGGTCGGTTCCGGCGTTTCCAGCCCGGCGCACCAGTCGGGCGGGAAGCCCTGGAGCATGGCGCACTCGGTCGGGGTCAGCCTTCTCACAATGTACTGGGATTCATTAACCACAGGCGCGTCCTTGTAATCACGCGCTTGCAGAGTCGGCGACTGCTCCTCGCATACCTGCGTAAAGCAGCCCGCCGTCATGACGTAAGCGACGCCGTGCTGTTCAACCGTATTCAATGAAAACGACACACCGCTTTCGCTGACGCCGCTTCCCTGGTGGGAGGGGCGGGAGCCATTGCCTTCCAAACAGATAATAGCGCCGTCGGCGCCGCTGGAAGGCAGCGTATGGCAGGGAGCGCCAGGCTGCGGATTGCTTCGGTTCTGTTTGGACGTGACCTGCTTCCCATCGAACACCACCACCCGGCCGCCATTAGTGCTGCCAGGCTTCGTGGACTTGTTATCCAGCGCCACTATCGCCATGCCGCCCGCGTTCTTATTCGGATCGGGGACGGAAGTGTCCAGCGTCCTCGCCGTGTCCGCTTCATAAATGCCGCAGTGCGGGTTCGCCGACTTCATGCCGTTGCTGTTATACGCGCCTATGCCAAAAGCGGTCGGCGCCATTGGCACCGAGTTGCCGCTCGCTTTAGGCACGGATTCCTCTACGACGGCAATCCCGCCGTGGTTACTGCCGGGCATGCCACATCCGCAATCCAAAGCGCGGCTCACGCCGCTTTCGTAAGCGTGGCAGCGAGCATTGGCCGTGCCGTCAGATGTTTGGCGGACATCATACGTTTTACTATGAGCGGGTTTCGGCACGAAGACTGTCTGATCGTTGCTCGTCGAAAGCGTAGCCGACCGGTTGTTCTGGACGAGCGCGCCTTTGCCGCCGCCCTCGCAGCCGGAGCGGATTTTCAAGGTCTTCGGCTCCACAGCCAGCGCGGTGTAATCCGTAACCCGGTTGCTGTGATCTCCGGTAATCGTGTTCACGATTTCGCCATTGCCGTTCCCGCGGGCGTCATATACGACCGCCAGTTGGTTATCGCCCATATCAGCGCGGAGCGCGCCAGTGGCTTCACCCTGCCAAAGATGGCTGCCAACCCTCGAAGCCGCGCCGGGTTCAAACACGATGGGCTGATGCCCGTGTTCCTGCGCCCGCAAAGTGCCGGTCACATCCTCCGAATAATCCATCAGCGAGCCGCCCTGGTCGTTCAGCACGCGCACTGGGCTTCCAAAGCCAGCCGCAGAATTTCCGGCAGTTGCTTGCCACGGGAAGCCGCCCGCCGGAGGATTCCCTCGCAGGCGCGACTCGTCAAATAATATTTCTCCGGCACGTTCGCCAGCAAAATCGACGACAATGTAACAACGGCGGCGTCTTTGGGCGACTCCCCAAAATTGAGCGTCAAGCGTGCGCCAGCCGATTGAGAAACCATCTCCCACGATTTCCCCGCTCGCGCCCCATTTGCCTTTTTCAGGCATAGGTACAGACAGGGTTTCGTCTTTGATGTGGATGAGTTCATTTAGCACCTCCCGAAAATCAGCGCCGCCAGCCGATGAGTACATACCCGGCACGTTCTCCAGCACGGCGAACTTCGGATATTCGTTGTCGGTGGCAGCCTGCATCTCTTTTATGATTCGCGGTATCTGGTAGAACAAACCAGAGCGTTCCCCGCGCAGACCGGCGCGCTTGCCAGCCACCGATAAGTCCTGGCAGCAAAAACCCGCCGTGACGATATCCACAGGCGGGATTTTCGAGCCGTCTATCTTGTTGATGTCGCCGTAGTGCTTCACGCTTGGCAGCCGCTTGGTTGTAACCCGTATCGGAAATGGCTCGACCTCGCTTGCGCCAACCGGGTCAATGCCAGTGAGAATCGCGCCAAGGCTGAAGCCTCCACTCCCGTCAAACAGCGACATTAGAGTCATTGGCCTGTTCATATTTCCATTTGTATCCTGCACTGGGTTTCCCCCTTCCCTTGGCACAGTCGCCGCCGCCGAAACCCGGCCATAGCGGACAATAAAAATCCCGCGCTTGGCGAACTGAAGCACGGGTTTCATTTTGTTGCTGACAGTAATTTCCATTTATCCACAGCTTTATCCACAGCCTGTCTGTTTCGCTTCCTTGATCCAAAGCGCCTCGCTGCGTTTGCATCCCAACTCGGCGTAGCTGTCCTTGGTGACGCGCCGCCAATGCGCCAGCCGCTGGTTGTATAGATCGTTGTCGTAGCCGCTTAGCACCACGGCGCCGCTGTGCGCGTCCAATGCGTCAAGCAGCCGGGCGTGGTAATCGTCGTCGCATTCAAAGGCGTAGATGCCCTTGCTTCTGGTTTCGGGCATATACGGCGGGTCGGCGTATATCAGGCAGTTGGCCTTGTCGTACCTTTCAATCAGCGCGATGGCGTCCATGCTCTCTATCTGTGCGAGACGCAGCCGCCGCGCCGCCAATGCCACCCGCTCCGGCAGCACCCTCCATATGTCCGGCTCGGTCGGAGCCTTGCCCGTGGTGCGGTTTCGCCAGCCGCTGCTTTGGCCCGTCCGGGTGCCGAACGCCTGCCAGCAGCGCACAAGGAAAATCCGCGCCCGCTCCACATCGTCCAAATCCTCGCTTGGCGAATAGGAAGCGGCATACTCCTCGCGCGCCCAAGGCGTAAGCGACAAAGCGGCGCACAGTTCATCTGTCCGCTCACGCATGACCTTGAACAGGTTCACCACGTTGCCGTCGATGTCATTTATGGTTTCAGTGGCGGATGGCTCCTTGCCGAAAAACACCGCGCCGCTCCCGAAGAACGGCTCCACATAAACTTCGTGGGGCGGCAGGTTCGAGCATATCCATTTCGACAGCGCCCACTTCGCGCCGGGGTAGCGCAAAACTGACCTAATCATTTTTGCCCGCCACCTCTTTCACCAAGTCGGCATAACGGAGGGTTTCACCGCCCCGTTCACAGGTGACATCCTCGCCGCCGTTGCCTTTGAACTCGGCGTAGCGGCGCAAGATTACGCTTGCGTATTTTTCATCAAGTTCGGCCATGTTGCAGATGCGGTCGGCTTGCTCGCAAGCGATTAGCGTCGAGCCGGAGCCGCCGAAGGTATCCAGCACGATGCCGTTGGCCTGGCTGCTGTTCTTTATCGGATAGGCAAGCAGCTCAAGCGGCTTGCTCGTCGGGTGGTCGCTGTTCTTCTTGGGCTTGGCGAAGTTCCATATGGTGGCTTCGCTGCGCCCCGCGTACCATTTGTGCGTCCCGGTTTTCAGCCAGCCGTAGAGGATAGGCTCGTGCTGCCACTGGTAAGGCGAGCGCCCCATGACAAAGCTGTCCTTGACCCAGATGCACGTTCCCGATAAATGGAAACCCGCCTCGCGGAACGCCTTACGGAAATTCTCGCCCTCCGTGTCAGCATGGAACACATAAGCCGAGCCGCCGCTTTCAAGATTCGCGGCAACGTTGGTAAAAGCCGAGAGCAGAAATGTGTAGAACTGCTCACCTTTCATGGAGTCGTTCTTGATTTTCAACCCGCTCGCAGACTCGAACGCTACATTGTAAGGGGGGTCTGTCAGCACAAGGTTTGCCTTACGCCCATCCATCAGACTGCGGACGGTATCGGCGTCGGTCGCATCGCCGCAAATCAGCCGGTGACGCCCCAGCGTCCACACATCTCCGGGCAAAACAAAAGCCGCCTCTTCAAGGGCGGCCGTCAGATCGAAGTTGTCATCTTGCACTTCTCCGCCAGGGTCGGCGAACAGCTTCTCAATCTCAGCGGCGTCAAAACCCGTGAGCTCCACGTCAAAGCCAAGCTCCTTCAAATCGGCGAACTCCAAAGCGAGCAGTTCCTCATCCCAACCGGCATTCAAAGCCAGGCGGTTGTCGGCGAGAATGTACGCTTTCTTTTGCGCCTCGGTCAAATGCTCGGCGAATACGCACGGCACCTCGGTCAGGCCCTCGGCTTTCGCCGCCAAGACGCGCCCGTGGCCCGCGATGATGTTTAAATCCTTATCAACGATGATTGGATTGACGAATCCGAATTCCCGCAGGCTTGAACGCAATTGGAGAATCTGCTCCTTGCTATGTGTGCGGGCATTGCGGGCATACGGCACCAGGCGGTCGACGCCCACTTTTTCAAATCGCTCAGTCGTGTTCATAATCCCACCTCATTCCATATTCTGCGAACTTCTCAAAACCGCCCAAATCAGTGATGTAGCTGCGCGCGAATTCGACAGCTTCGGAAAATTCCAATCTCCCAACCCGCACGCCGTCAACAAATAAGTCGACTTCTTCATCGCCAATTGAGCAATACGCTTTTACAAACGCGCCGCCCAGTTTGCGGGAGATTGCGTTAACGCAAATGCTTATTGACACATCCGCTTTCGACAGGTCTTTGCCGTGCAGCCCGTTGGGGTTGCAGAACGGCTGGTCGCTGCCCAGCTTGCGATTCGTGGCGCCGGTATCGGCATCCGTGCCGCCCGTCCAAGCCCCCAGCGGGTTAATGGTTACGTTTTCAAATTCAGTGGCGACAGCCCTGATATCGGATTCTGTAGCGTTCGACTGGCAAATCGTGGCCGCATTGCGATGGAAGTCGAACATGTACTTGCCATCAGCAATGAAGATGCTGCCGTACTCAGCAGCCAGCGTTGTGGCGCGCTCATAGCCAGGATGCCACTTCGCGGCAAACACACCGTTGTCGCCGCACCGAAAACCGCTAGCCTGGTTTGCGGCAAGGTGGGAATCCTGCGGCGCCTGCACCAATTTCACTGAGCCTTTGGAGAGGCCAGCAATCCGGCCCACAATGCCCTCCACCACCTGTCGCTCCAAAATCACCGAAGACTCGGCAATGATGGCGGCGTGGCCGTGGCCCACCAGCACCTCAACCGCAATACGCGGATTTGGAACCAGCGAGTAGGCGTAGTCCACTATGGCTCCAGCTATCCGGTCAGCCACCTTATCCGGGTGGTACATGTTAACTTTTTCAATCATCTTCTTTTCTCCCTGTACTTGTGCGCGGAATCTGCGTATGCCCGTTGCGCCCCTGCTTTTTCAGAAACGCTTTTCTCGCGCGGCGTTTGTTTTCGTTGAATTTGACGGTTTTGCTGCGCGAAGTCATTAGAACCCGCGATTTGTGAGCA